CATGTTCCAAAACCATTGTCCAGTTCGATTCCCAATATCAGGATCGTCCATAATGTGTTCTTCACAACGAATAGCAAGAGCTGTTATCATTTCTAAAACACTACAAGGACGGTCATCCAAATATGTTGCTATCATAGAGTTATTGTACTGACGCTCATATCCAAATCGATATCTGAGGTCTATCCCATCTTCGGCTCTGTTACCATCCATTTCAATAATATAGGTAAACTCTATATCATGCAGGTGGGTCAAAAGCTTCCGATAGGATAGCCTTTTCAGATATTTTTCATTGCATACGAGCTGGTACATCCATTCGAAGTATTCTTTTTTCATCTCGTTTTTCGTCATTAATCATCCACCTCGTGCGGCTTTCTTCTGATAACGCTAGAATATTTTCTTTGATCGAGAAGGATTTCATAGTCACACTTCAGTCTGTCGTTTCTGACAAATACTGAATCATCCTCATACTCTCCAAAACTATTCAAAGAATCGAATCCGACAACGTCTTCGACATCATCCACGATTTCATCGTTATCGTCGGCCAGAATTTGATCAGCGTAATAAGTTAGACTAATTGTTTCATAGTCATCCAAATCGCCAAACTCTTCCGGAGCGATAACATAAGGTTTATCTATGCTCATAGACTCCTCTTTCACCTCCTCGGGTTTTTCATCAGCCATGTCGGAATAGTTAGTATAACCCTGTTCACGTAAACGGGCTGCGTATTCTATAACGCTCGGCTTTTCTTTTGCATTGTCCGCCTTTATTCGGGCTTCCGTATTCTCAGTAAATTCAGTTTCTCTCCTGGAGAATACTTCTTTTACCGAATCGATTTCTTCTTGAGCTATCTGCTCATATTTTTTCTCAACATACCGCCAGGTAACTACTGAACCGACGGCTACGCCGAGAACAAACATCATAAAATTTATTGTTTTATTCATAAATACGCCTCCTAAATAATTTTTTGAATATCAATACTCAGACCGAAATACATTTTCTCTATTCGGTCCTGAACAAAAGAACAGATACTCAGACAAAGCTTTACAGTCATTCGCATACCAATCAGTTAAAGTTTCTTCTGCGATTTGAATATCACTTTCACTAATCGGGCGACTTTGGTTCCAATAACCTGCAAATTGTCCTTCGGCTGTTACAACATCGATAACGTTTTCTCCAAATCCACCATCTGATACACGATTAACAATGACTTCAGCGACTTTACGTTTATCAGCCATTTTATCGTCATAACATTCCCCGACTAACGTCCGAACAATCGCTTCAACTTCTTCATCCGAAAATGGTTTTTCTTCTAACGGTTCTATAGTTATTTCCGGAGTTTTATATGAATTAGTGACAGTCGACATAACCGAAGTAATTGGTTTAGAAATCACAATCTCTCCAGTGTCGGTTTCATTGATGGGAATATTTATACAAGCCATAAATATAAATATCGCACTCAGAGAGACTATGATTATCCTATTTAATTTTCGCATAAAAAATTCTCCTAAAATATAAAAGACCACCCTAAGACCGTTTCCAAAAGATCAAAGGGTAGTCTTCGTATTTTTTGATGCACTCATTACATCAGATCCAAAATGTTTCCGTCTACGTTGAAGTCAAGAAGGACTACTCGTTCGTATACTTCTTTTCCAAATCTTTCACGCATAGCTTTATCCTTTACGAAAGATTCTTCATCCCTTCGGTAGGTTTCGTAAATCCCGAAATCAACGTAATTATCACCATTAGGGTTATCGGGATTATATACCCAACCAACAATTTGACCGGCTTTAGTTCTAGGAATACCAAGATCGTCAAGCACATCGTTCAGAAACAAATATCCGTTTGCCCTTAGTTTATCGTTAGCATACTGCTGCTGAGCTAGAAGAAACATTCGATTATAGTTTCCGTCTTTTTCCCAATAAGGATTGGACTCGTCAAAGAAGAAAGAATAATCACTCAATGAATCTCTTTCCACAACACTGACGGTCTCTTTGACTTTCTTTTCCTTACCATCTTCGTCGACTATAACCTTTTCAATCTTCTTTGCCTTGATACCGTGCTTCAGTTCGCGGTCGACTTCTTCGCCAAAACGCTCTACCACGTGATTTCTGTATTCTTTAAACCCTTTATCGACCGTAGCGTAAGCCGCTGCTAAAGCAACATTTCTTTTACGAAGAATGTTGTTCGATGCCAGAATGCCACTCAAGGACAGAGCGCCAAGAGCTACTGCTGGAGCATAAAGTTTAGCAAGCTTAATACCTGTCTGAACATAAACAATGGTTAAATCCTTCTTAACATCTTCGGGAGTGTATTCCTCTACGAACTCCTCGTTGGCCGCACAATCATGAATAGAGTTTATATCTTCTTTAGCCTTTTCTAAAATATCACTCACTTTAGTAGTAGCTTTACAAGCCATAACTGCACTTACAACGGTTCCGACTACGCCGGCTACTACGAGAATTTCGGGACTATGTTTTTTGATCTTAAAACCAATCTTTTTAAACGAACTGCTTACAGTCGTCATAAGTTCTGTTTTTTTCATAATTATACCATCTCCTTTTCTTTATTAACATTAGATGCAATCTCTGCACCACAGGCTGCATAACCAGCTAAGTCTACAAAGCTGTCTTCAGTTGCAGTCCCAGTTTTAATCCTAGCGATCTTAAGTAACGCCATCATCATGGCAACGTCGGTTGCTGTGAAATCAGTATTTTTATACACCGACCATAAAGCGGCTATCGACCGAAAGTTATCTTCGGGTGAGCCATATTCATTCTCACGTTGACCGCATACACATTGTTTAGCTCTATCTAGAGTTTCTGCTCTCGTCATTTTCATCTCTCCTCATTCAAATATTCATAATACTCGGATTCTGTTGCGAATAATATCCAACGCCCAGCAACAAAACCCATGTAGCCGTACGATGTCAAATATCCATTCATAAGAATCCTCCTAATTTAGCGGAAGCGCTTTTGGTAGTTTAAGCATGTAGCCATCTCGTACTCTAATTACAGATGCACTTCGAATATCGGTCCATCCATATTTATTATCTGTATAATTTCCCGTGATACCGACCAAATCATACAAATCTGCCACACTAACCAAACCATAAGTAGAAATCAACTCGTCCATTCTTGACAGGACTTCTTCGGCTTCTCCTCGATTATCCAAGATGATATCGTCATAGTTATAGCCGGTTCTTGTTCGAACCGCGCTATAATCCCTTCGACCATTTCTTTCATCGTAGTAACTCCTGTAAGATATCTTAGAGGCAGTGGAATTACTCTTTGTCTTACCTGTTTCCCCGTAAAGTATCATATCAATACCGTTTGTAACAATATCTGAAATTGCTTTTTTAATTGCGGGGATCAATACCTCTAGCAAAATATAAGATTTTACGTTATTAACATCCTCTGAGATAAATACGTCCGTAAACTTCCGAATTTCGCTTTTTTTCTTGGATTTTGCCGTCCCAGCAATCACTTTTTCTACTTTTTTCTCCGGTATAGACCCCTTTTGATTCTCCTTAGATTTATGGGAATTTGACTTGTATTCCTCCATCACGTTTACTCCTTTCGTTGATCTAGAACAAGGGGTCCCGGTAAAGTGATTTTACTATTTGGAACCTTATTGTTCTTTTTCTTATATTGGTAGGCTAGATTACTCCTCGCCTTTTTCTCAGATACAGCATACGTAGAAGCCTTCCAACGATTAGCGACACAAGTGTCAAATTCCATAACTGGCCCATCGTATAAATATAGATTCATCATTTTTTCTCCCCTTTCAAAAAGAAAAAGGGAAAGCACCCTGTTAAAGGTACTCTCCCTCGTTAGAACTCTGTTTTCTATTTACTCAGGCACATCAAGTTACTCATCGATTTCAAGCTCGATAACATTATCAACTTCTTCGTTAATCCCTTGCTGTTCCTTCTTGGCTTTGATTTTAGCTGTTACCGGTTTGATTACATACTTGTAAGCTACACAGCCTCCAAGAACTGCCAAACTGATATATCCTGCTGCCACCTTAAAACCCTTTCCAGAACTCGCTGTTGCGATTCCCTCAGTCGTTTCAATAACCTCGTTTACCATGATCTCGTTAGTATTCATTTTACCTTCTCCTTTCAAATATAGAAAATTTTAATATGTTCTCCATAATATAAGTTGTAATTTTCGCGTACTAAAAGCTAAAAGTACTTAAGAGACCTGTTGTATTCGTATCTAGGTGTGATTTGATAATCAATCACAAGACAAGGGGTTCCTTCATCCGATAACTGTGAACTAAAATCTAATTCAATATAACCGTGATCGATGTTCCATCCAAGATCATCACCAATACTGGTCGGGTTAAGACCGATTTCATAATAGAACTCATTAAGAGAAATATACATTTCATCTCTCATCCGTCTATTAAGTTCATTTTCTATCTTTTTTAATTGGTCAATATCTGATTTGAAATATCGACCTGAAATCGAATCATAACAGAGAGTATTACCTTTTTCGGTAATGATGACTTCTTTACTAGTAACGGGGTCGCGTTCGATTCTGTCCTTGGCTATCGAATCCCTTACAGCTTGTTCCTTCTTCTCGCCGATCGTCTCTATGACTTTTTCCTGGTACTCTTTGAGAGCTGATTCTGAAAGAGTGTAGGCTGTAGCAAGAGCCGCATTTCTTCTGGCGTTTACAGAGCTTGCCCCAATCAGGCATATTATGGATAAAACTCCAGTTATAGCAGCAGGAATATAACATTTCCAGGTAGTTTTGATAATATCTAGCGGTTTGAGCTTTTCAATGTAATTACATGTGTCATAACCATTTTCTTCGGCTTCTTTGAGTAATTCCCTATTTTGTCTATCTTTTTCTTCCTCAATTAGTTCGATAGCTTTTGGCGTTGCTCTAACTGCCATTACGGTTGTGGTAATCATTCCAGCGATTCCGATACCGGTAAGAATCTCCGGACTATGTTTTTTCATTGCCGTCCGTACACCTTTGGCAATGTTAGATAGGTTTAATTTACCCATATTTTTTCTCCTTTCAAAATTAATAGTTTACAAAAATAACAGAATGATATCATCTGCAACATCCTTGGCAATGGTAAATATACGCTCGTGTTTCTCGCTACAACCATCGTATATACAACACTCCATATCGTCCATAAATCCTGCAATAATATCAACTGGTGATACAGGTTCTCGTAAAGACCCAGTTATATGAGAAGGGAGACGCTCGGCCTCGGTATTCAGACGATCTATGATTTCATAAGCTGCCCATCTCGCATAACTAAGATCTTCAAAGTATTCTTTTGATTCCTTCGGATTGACCTGTCCGAGATAATCGGTAACACATAAATGCTCGTCTACGTACTTGCTAATTATTGATATAGCTATGTCGCACATTTCCTGATTACGGATTCTGACCGCCTCCCTCCTTTCTAACAAAGAAAAAGAGCCCTTGTTTAGGACTCAATCTTTTTTATTTTGGCAAGCGCTTCAATTACTTTTTGCTCAATCTTTTCATCCGTCTTCTTGTCGTTAACCCAATCGGTTATGAGTGTTGCTCCCATTCCGATTGCAGTCGCTGCAATACCGAGGATTTTGATTAATTTACTGTTCATAAAGCAATTACCTCCTTTCATAATAGTGGTTGTAATTTACGCGTATTAAGTTTCAAATGGAACTAAGTCAGAAAGAGCGGATATAACACAACATTCCA